TATATATATCATACACTATATAGAGTTTTCCACAAGTTAATAAGTATATTTGCATTTTAAAATAGATACGTTGTATACTATAGCTATGCAAAATAATAATGTGATTACTGACTGGCTTCATCGCCGAAAAATAACCGATAAAGTCATTGAAGACTTCAATATCGGTACTGATACTAGTGGTCGCATTATTATTCCCATACGAAACAGTGACGGAGATTTTGTTTTTAATAAATATCGACGTAATCCATTACGTGAAGAAGGAAATAAATATACCTATGAATCAGGAGGAAGTGTTACCCTTTTTGCATACGACAAAGCAAAATCCTATGACACCATACTTTTTTGTGAAGGTGAAATTGATGCACTTGTTTCATGGAGCGCAAATATTCCAGCGGTATCTTCAACAGGTGGTGCAATGTCATTTAAGCAGGATTGGATAGAGTATTTCTCTACTAAGAGTATTATCTTGTGTTTTGATAATGACGAAGCTGGAGGCAATGGTATGGCAAAAGCACTTGAAATTGTCCCTCATGCAAAAATACTCTTTTTACCCGATCGTCCAGGCGTAAAGGATATATCTGATTATGTGACTAGTGGTGGTAATTTACAGACCCTTTTACAAAGCGCAGTACGATTATCTTCAATGGAGGCAATTATTGCTCACAGAAATGATCGTGTTGCACTATGGCAATCAACTTTTTTTCATGATGCCTATATTCGATATTATACTGAAAAACCAAAACAATCTCGTGATGTTGGTATACGAAGTGATGACAGGGTAATTCGTGCAAAGCAGTATCCTATTGATACATTAGTGAGTTTTACTGTTGCAGGAAAAGCAAAATGCCTTTTTCATAACGAAAAAACACAGTCAATGCACTATTATGCTGATACTAATGTTTGTTATTGCTTTGGGTGCAGTAAGCGTGCTGATGCTATTGATATATATATGATTCTTCATAACTGCTCATTTTTAGAAGCAGTGAGTACACTACAATGAGACTCATTGACCTAAAAACAAAGATACAAGAGTATCAGTATATGGAGGACACTGACATCATAGATATCTCACTTGCTTCTATTATTGCTACACGACTTTGTTTAGGTGACCCAGTATGGATGATTCTTATTGGTCCATCTTCTGGGGGTAAGTCGCAGATATTGCGTCCACTTGCACTGACTGATCCAAAATTCCTGCACCGCGTTGATGATCTTACTGAAAACACCTTTCTATCAGGTGGCAATATACAAGGTGGGGGGGATATATCACTCCTTACAAAAATTGGTGAAAAAGGCATGATTGTTGTATCAGATATGACAGTGATTTTTTCAAAAGCAAAAGAGAGTCGAAATGCTATCCTTTCACAACTTCGTATGATTTATGACGGTGAAATAATAAAGTTTGTCGGTAATAAACCACAACCATTGTCATGGCGTGGCAGTCTTGGAATCCTTGCAGGTTCAACACCATCTATTTATGCTCACTTTGAGGAAGTTGCTGACATGGGAGAACGTTTTATTTATTATCGTATGAAGGAATATGATGCAGAAAAGGCTACCAGACTTTCTATGAAGCGTACTATTTATGGAAAAGAACTCGATACTGTGCTATCTAATCTTTATATTGAGTATTTAAAAGAAGTTATCCAATTACATAAGCATGAGGTCATTGTAATACCAGAAGACCTCCAAAATCGTATTATTAGTATCGCTATGCTTTCTGAGAAGATACGCACTACAAGCCATGTAGATTTCAAAGACCGTGCTATTGATAAAATCCCAGTACCTGCTATGCCAATGCGTGTTGCACTTCAATTAACGGCATTAGCGAAGGGGTTGTATATCATGCGTAAACATGAAGGTGGAGAGCTTGTAGAAGCTGATATCCATATGATTAACTGGTGTGGTTATTCACTTGCAAATGAAGAGAAAAGGGCATGTTTAAAGATATTAGCTACTATTCCTTATAATAGTGTATTGAGGACACAAATTATTGCTGATGATATTGGTATTACTACCATTGTTATTAACATGACACTACAGAATATGGCAGCAACAGGTGTATTGAAGCGTACAGGTGATGTTAATGGACTTTCATGGAGAATACAACGATTACAAGATTGGGAGCTTATTAGAGAGATTGAGGGCATTAAGAATGAAAGTAAATATAAAGATCGTGAGATTTCTATTGAAGAAATTGAAGAGACCAAAAATGCCGCACAAAGTCTGTACGATTCCTTGTAAACAATAGAACATCGTGAAACGTTTTTGTCAAAAAATACCCTATATATGGGTATTTTGTCGTTTTTTGGTATATCTATATATATCAAGATAGAAAGGAGCTTGACTATTGACACTATTTTTGATAAGCTCATAGCAACGCTATAGCGCGCTATAGCATAGCGGAGAGCTTTTCTAAATTAAGTGTGGTGTAATTTTAAACGGTTTTGTGTTGGAATTACTTCTGTGTTTCACGGTGTAGGTGTTGTTGTAGTTTTTTCGAATCTTGTGGTATACTAAAAGCAAGGCATCCTCGAAAAGGAGAGCCGAATACTAATAAAAATAACAATAAAAATATGACTGATTATAATAACGTTTTTAATTCGGATAACATCCCAGAATCAAACTGGTTCAAATTTGAGAACGTTGGGGACAAGATAGCTGGTGAGGTTGTTGGACTTGAGCATAAAGATGCAAACGGACAATTGCCTGCACAACGCGTATTTACACTCAAGACAGCGAACGGTGTCGTCAACGTAGGAATTTCTATGACAAAGGACTACATCATCCAGCGAACTAATATGGTTAAGCTAGGGGATATTGTAGGATTTGATTTCAAAGAGAGTATTCCTGCAAAAGTGAAAGGATATTCTCCTGCAAAGTCAATTGAGGTGTATGTAACAAAGGGATCAGCACAAGAAGGAACATCCCTTGAAGATACTACTAGCGAAGAATCACCATTTTAAATATGGATCAACCAAAAATGGGACAAAATACTGCAATACATATTCTTGTAAACGCAGCAGAGGCAGCATGTCAGAAAGGAGTATTTACCCTCAAGGACGCTAAACTAGTTGCAGAAGCAGTAGAGGTATTCCAAGTACCTGAAACACCAGAGGAAGTACCCGCAACACCAGAACAGACAAAAGTATCAAAAAAAAAGAAGTAATATTATGGCAAAAGGAAACAGCAAGTTATAAAAATTATGTCAATAAATAGCTCATCAAATCAACATACATCAGAACCACGAGAACAAAAAATGTGGGATATTTACGTTACAAATCTTTTAAAAGGTATTGATAATGCTTATCAAGCAGCTATGGAAGCAGAATATTCAGAAGATCATTCAAGGAATATTACAATGCAAGGGTGGTTCAAGGAAAGGAAATCAAGACTTAAAAGAAAAGATATGCTTTCAAAAGCAGAAAGAAATCTTGATAAAGTGTTAGATACTTCTTATGAAAATCCAGAAGGAGAAATAAAGTCTGATATTATGAAAATAGTTGTTGATGTTTCTAAAATAGTTGTAACTACTTTAGGTAAAGACGAAGGATACTCAAGTAGATCAGAGCAAACTGGCAAAGACGGTAAAGATTTACTACCTGAAACTATGACCGAAGAAGATAGGAAAGCATTACTAGGTTTAATAGGGAAATAAGATATAGATGACAAAAGACCAATATAAAGCAGGACTAACCAAAATGCTTTCTGGTACATCACTAGAACGCAGAACATTAGCCGAACAATCGTTTGGTTTGTTTGCACTATACTATTTTTCTAACTACTTTAAATACTCACTAGCAGACTATCACTATGACTTTATAGATGACCTTCAAGATTTAACCGAAGGTAAGATTAGAGAGGTAGCCTGGATTGCTTACAGAGAATCGGCAAAAACTACAATGGCTAAGCTCTTTATCATGTGGATGATAGCTTATAATAAGAAACGCTATATCAACGTGGATTCCTTTGACCGAGAGAACGCTGAACGGATATTGTTTGATATTGCCTACGAACTAACTAACAACGCAAGACTAAATGCTGACTACCCTACATTATTCTCAAAGAGACGTGCAATAGACGAAATCAAACAGAACCGTATCAACAACTTTGTTACAGAGAATGGTATTCGTGTGGAAGCACACAGTACACAGGAATCAGTCCGAGGACGTATTCACTTAAATCAACGACCATCGTTTTTATTATTAGATGATATAGAAACCAATAAGACAAAAGACTCACAAGCGTATACAAAGCAAGTCAAAGACCATATCAGTGAAGCAATGGCAGGTATGAGTCCTGACGGCTGTATATTATATCTTGGAAACTTTATTACAGAGTATGGGAACATTCAATACATTTTTGATCGAGCAAAGATTGACAAAGGTATTCGTGTCCGAAATATACCAGTAATGGCTGATGGAGTGCCTTTGTGGGGCTCAAAATACGCCCTTACAGACGAGGAAGCAGAAAAGACAGGTAAAGTATCAATTGAGGATAAACAACGTCAACTAGGGTATCTGGTGTTCTCATACGAGATGATGAATCAACCTATCGATGACTCTCTTGCAGAATTTAAAAAAGAACACGTACAAATAGTTACCGAAGAGGAAGTTAGAAAAAAAGACACGAACTGCTATATCACAATCGATAGTGCAGTATCAGAAAAGGAAAGTGCAGACTACACAGGAATAACAATTAACCGAGTAGACCTACAAAACAAGTGGTATATATACACTTATCGCTTGAAAGTAAACACAAAGGAGTTGATTGACCACCTATTCTATTTGCATAAAACATATAGCCCTAAGATGATAGGACTCGAAGAGACTACATTTACTATGGCAATACAACCTTTCTTACAAGAAGAAATGAGTAAAAGACATTATCCATTCTCTGTAACAGCTTTGAAACATAAAGGCGTGCAGAAAGAAACTCGTATCAGGGGATTAATTCCACGTTGGGAGAATAACAGTATCTTTCTAGTAGGCTCAAACCTAGAACTATTAGACGAGATGAGAACGTTTCCGAGAGGTCAAAACGATGATGTTTTAGATAGTTTGGCGCACCAGTTGCACAATGCACATAAGCCGTACTACAAACCAGACTTTGAAGCAAATAAGCCCGAAATAAATAACGCAATATAATACTATTGACATTGTAGTATATTGTATGTTGTTGTACGTAATACACTTGCAAATAATTTTGTACGTTATGTCATACGTGTTATATTTACCATGTGATAAAACCTAAAACTTTTCAACTAAAAGGAAAGATAAACGAAGTAGCATTTTCTAAAAGAACTTCTGACATAAAAAAAACTTTACTAGAAATTAAACCAGAGTTTGTGTTAACAGATTGTTATTTTACACTTTCTACAGGTAGCGGAAGCAGTAAAATTAGTACAGAACGCAAATTAAACTTAATGCAAAGTAAAAAAATCTTTAACAATGAAGATAATATGGATATATTTATAATAAACTTAACCCAAGAGTACGTATAATGGAAAATACACAAACACCTTTTGAATATATAAAGACGCAAGAAAATGCATTTAGAGTAGATAGAGTACCATTGACCAGAAGTAAGTCTTGGAGTATGTATGAGCACATTGAACGTTGTACAAACGTGGCAAACGCTTGGTTCAATAGAGGAAGTAATGAAGACGGTTTACGTCCGTACAATGACATTGTCACCCCTATCATTGATGTCGCGTTTCGTTCGGAAGGATTTGATGTAAAAGACATTGTCCCTTTTGTTAATGACTCAGACTCTTATCATCTCTCGCTCATAGTTAAAAAATACCACCCACAATGGGCTAGAAAAAATGAGCTTGATACTTTTATTGATGAAGTAGTAGAGAACTCTATCATCTATGACCTGGTAGTAGTAAAAGACATAAACAATACTCGTCCAGAAGTGATTGATATCAAGACAATAGCATTTTGTGATCAAACCGATATAATGGCTGGTCCTATTTGTATTAAACATAACTATACAATCGCCGAGTTAGTAGAATTTAAAGGAAAATGGGATAACGACAAGATTGACCAGGCTATTGTAATGTCTTTGTACGAGAAGAAAGAGCCCCTTGCAAATGACCAATCAATAAAAACACCTGGTAAGTACGTAGAGGTATACGAATTACGTGGTAATTTGCCAGAATCATGGATATACCCAGATGCAAAGCCGTTTGAATACTGTAGTCAAATGCACATAGTGTGTTATTACACTGATAATGAAGGTAAGAGCCAGGGAATTACCCTATATAAAGGTAAAGACAAGCCATTGTCTGATAGATTCAAAACTCTTAAAATTGATACAGTGCGTTCAAAGGGTAGAGCTTGTGGTCGTTCTATCGTTGAAAGACTATTTGAGCCACAAGTATGGAATAACTACGCAGGTATAAAGCTCAAGGAAATGATAGACAACTCTGTAAACCTACTACAGACAGACAGTGAGGAGTACGGAAACCAAAAGATAAGCTCTTTGAAGAATAATACTATCCTAAAGCATGAGCCTGGGAGACCTATATCAAGAATAGATATGAATATGCAGAATATTCCTACTATTCAAAACTTCCAAATAGGACAAGAGAATCAAGCTCAGAAGCTAGGATCTGCATCTGATGCGTCACTAGGTAAAAATCCAGTATCAGGCACTCCATTCTCTACTACCAATGCACTTTTACAACAAGGCGAGGGGACGCACGAGTACCGACAAGGTAAAATCGCTACATTCTTCTCAGATGTACTATATCGTGACTTGATTCTAGGTTATTTGGTCAAGGATTTAAACAAAGGCGATACATTCTCAGAGGTTTTATCACTTGATGAACTACAGGAAGTAGCAGAGATTATATCGAATAGCAAATCAGCTAAAAAGGAAAGGGAAATCATCCTATCTGGTCGAGCTGTCACACGAGAAGAAATCGATTCATACAAGTACGTATTTAAACAAGACTTTTTGAAAGGTGATAGTCGTAAGTTCTTTAAAGAATTTAAAGATGCATTTAAAGAAGTACCAATTAAAGTATTTGTTAACATATCAAGTAAACAAAAGAATATGGCTGCAAATGCAGATAAACTTTCAAACTTAATATCAACATTCTTACAAGCAGGTATACCGTTTACAGGAATGTCAAAGGCTATCAATGAACTTCTTGAAAATTCAGGACTCTCACCGATAAACTTTAGTCAAATAGTAAACCCACCTCAGACAGCGCCTGTAGCGCCTGTAGCGCCCGAGGCATCAGGAGCCCCCGGAGTACCCGAGACCGCTGGGGTAGCCGAAGCAATATTATAAACAAAAAATAACGACATATTATGAAATCATACTTAAACGAAATAGAAATAGAAAAGATAGAAAAGTTTTGTGAAGATACAACACTACTCGAAGCAGTGAGAAAGGTTCTGCTACAAGGATTGTACTCACATGGAGTAAACAAAGCAGGAGAATCATCAGACCCATTGATTAACGGAGCATTTTCATTAGTGTCAATGTCAGTAAATAATCCAATCACGAACGAGCTTCTTGGTGAGCAGTTGAAAGCACAATGGGCAGGAATCAATGCCCTGCACAATGCTTTCAATGATTTGCAGAGTATTAAAACAGAAAAAAAAGAGGCAGTCGAAAGCCTTTATAACGTAGCAGAATAATAATAATAATATGGCATTAGAAAAACAATTCACCGAATCAACAAGAGTAGCAACAGGACAAGGCAAACTCCAAAGACTTATTATCAACTCTCACACATCAGGAACGTTGAGAATCTTTGATGGAACAGAATCAGGAGTGGTATCAACAACAGTACTCACTAGTGCAGGTGCTTCGGTACCAGCAAACTACGGAACATCAACCTTAACGTCAACAGGCGCAAGCGTAGCGGCAACTCACGCAGTATCAGTCTTGACTGGAGATGCTATCGTAGCAACAAACGTGATGGTTATCGGTACACGAACATATACATTCGTGGCGACCTTAACAGGTGTAGCAGACCAAATCTTAGTCGGAGCAAATCTAACAGCAACACTTCTTAACGCAAGGAACGCTATCAATGCAACACCAGGCGTAGGAATGCTTGGTGTAACATACGGCTTTGGTACAACAGTAAACACTCAAGTACGAGCAGTAGCATCAGACGCAACAACTCTGACAGTACGAGGAATAGTCCCTGGCTCATCACTCGATTCAGTAGCAACCACAGGAACAGCTATCAGGACTGTATGGGCTGATACTACACTTGGAGGAGGCACAGGAGCTTCAGACGCAGGTGTAACCACAGCAAATGCAACAGTGACAATCGGAACTACGGTTTACACTCAAGTAGATGCCCTGTCTCAAACATACGGAGCTCCAGCAGTAGCGTATCAATTCCTACGTGGTGCAAGTGAAGCGACAATGCTCGATAATCTAAAGAAATCAGTTAACGCATCAGGAACTGCAGGTACAGATTACTCAACAGGAACTTTGGTACACCCAGACATCGTAGGTTCTACACTTACAGCTACGACGCTCGTAGTACGCACACGGTCACATGGAACAGCAGCACAAGTAGCAGTATTAAATGCAATTGCAACTACTGATACAATGGCTAACCTAGCTTGGGGTGCAGCAACAATCACTGGCACAGTAACATCAGACGCAGCAACATTCACTATAGGTAGTGTTCAGTACACAGCGGTTATAACTCTAGCAGAAACGCTAGGACTACCAGCAATAGCTAATCAAATTCTTTGGGTAACATCAGAGGCAGTATTCTTGGACAACGTAAAATTAGCAGTAAACCTTTCAGGTGTAATGGGAACTGATTACGGAACTGGTACAGCAGAACATCCATTAGTAGTAGCAACAACCAATACAAACACAGCTCAGACTTTCAATTCAAAAAATACTGGTGTTGCAGGAAACTCTATTGCAACAACGGAGACTATAGCTAACTATTCTTTCACCTCTACAGTAATGGGTTCAGGTGCTGGAGCTACAGGTTCCATTATAGTAGACACAATGACCTTTAGTGCAGTAGCTACTACAGGTGAGAGATATATCAATTTTGGAGGTATGGACTTTGCAAGAGGACTATATCTAGTAGTCGGAGGAACATTGAATGCAACAATTAGCTACGATTTAGATTAAATAAATTGTAGTTTCAAACAATATATAGCAAGTGATATAATAAAAGCATACGGTTATACTACCTCAAAAGGTGAATTATTACGGTTATGATACCTACCAACAATCATTAATTTAAAAACATATCATTATGGATAATGAAAACAATGGAGAAGAATTTATCGACGATGTTGATAAATCAAACGAAGAGAATAACGAAAGCAATGAAAGCAATGAAAGCAACGAAAGTGTATATATTTCCAAAGAGGAATATGAAAAACTTACTAGCGAAATTGGTTCACTCAAAAGGTCACTTAAAGGTTTTAACAAATCTAGTGACAACGAAAAAAGAAACAAATCAGGTGAATTAGACTATGGACAAAAAGCGTTCTTAGTAGCGAATGGAATTAAAGATAGTGAAAACAAACTAGTGGAAGAAGCCATAAAAAATACAGGTGGAACCCTAGAAGAAGTACTAGCTAACCCTTACTTTCAATCAAAACTTAAAGAAACCCGAGAATTAGTAATGACAACTGATGCAACACCTAAAGGTAGTCGCTCAGGCAGTATTCCAACAGACTCTGTAGAATACTGGTCAGCAAAACCTATAGAAGATGTGCCACAAGATATGCGTATCAAGGTAGTCAATCATAAACTAAAACAAGGTGGGTCTAATGGACAGTTTTACAATTCATAAACTAAAGTCATCTGATTAAATATTATTATTATTATTAAATTTAATCAGGGGTAGTAAAAAATCACTATAAGATATAATACTACCTAACAACACCATCGCCGTCATACCAACAATCGAATACGAAACAAAGCTTCAGGAACGTCTAGGCGCTCCAACAGTTTGGAAAGAAGTGTGTACTGTAAAGTATACAAACAGTGGAATCTGGCGAAACCCTTACCTAACTGACTCAACAGTCGGAACAGGTACTCGTGGAACAGGTTATACATCAACAGCAGTAGAAACAGTAGATGATACTGTAACAATCAGTGCTTACATTTATTCAGCAGAACACATCGACGATGCAGACCTTGCACAAAAGACATTCTCTGACTTTATGGAAATCGCAGATCGTATGGGTAAAGTTCTTAACGAAAGAATGGAAACTCTTATGCTTGCAGAACACGCAGCATTAACAGACTTCGGAGGTTCATCTATCGGACTCGGAGGTGCAGCAACAGACGCTATTACAGTTTCAATCTCTAACGTAAAGAAAATCATTTCTTCAATGAAGCGTGTTATCCGTGCAGCAGGAGGAAATGACAAAATGAACAGTGACGGAGCATTTATCATCTGGCGTGAAGCTGACTATGAGCTCGTAGAACTACTTGCTACATCAGAAGGTTTCAACACAGCAGACGATGTTCTAAAGAACGGTATCAAACAAGGTTTCAAATATCTAGGCGTAGAGCACTACTCAACATCACGAAATGTGGCAGGTCACGTTTTCGGTGGTGTTAAGAAAGCTCTTGCAGTAGGTATCGTCAAATCAACATACGGAAAAATGAAGACTTTGGTCAACCCAGTTGTATCAAGTGCTCAGATTTCTGGTGTAGGACTTGAATCTCGTATTGACCACAAATACAAGGTTTGGAATAACATGAAAGCCATCTTGCTCGATATTAACGTCAGTTAGTTAAAAGCATTGTAATTCTTTATTAACCTAAACGAATATATATCATGGCAGTAACATCAACACAAAATCCAAGACTTGACCAACCTATTCTTAATGCACCTACATACATTCATACTCCAGTAGCTATCAACTCAACAGCGACAGCTACTGCAGAACAAGTGTCATCTGGGTATATTACGTCTACATCAGCAGCTGCTACTTCAATCACAATGCCTACAGGTACACTGTTGGGAGCGAGATTGGGTGCCGTACGAGGTACAACATTTGATTTGTACATCGACAACACAGCAGGTGCAAATATAGTAACAATCGTAGTAGGAGTGAACGCTATCCTATCAGCATTAGGAGGTACATTGACTCTAGTTTCAGGAGTAACTGGACAGGCACACTTTAGACTTATGTTCTCAAGTGCAACAGCATACACGATTAGTCGTCTAGGCTAGAGCAATAACGTAATTTCTTAACTTTGCCCATCCACAAGGTGAGCAAAGACTAGGACATTAACAAACCCTAGCATAAAACATTGGTATTCTCAGACACATCAACACAATTAGGAATTTTACAAAGAGCCAGGAAACTAGCTCGTGTAGACTCTACACAATGGGCAACAGCAGACGTAGTCGGTTCTTGTAATGATTATTTAGATAAAATCTTTAACTATGGATTTTCTTTGCATAAAAAGTTTAATTTAGACGACAGTAACCACACAAAATTACCTATCGGTACAACAAATCTAGTTCAAGACCAGTCCTATTACTCATTCCTAACAGACGAGCAGGGAAATCGGATCGTAAACATCACTAGAGTTGAAATTGGAGATGTAAACCTCACTCAAATAGACGAAAGAGACATAAATGACGTAACTCTTACCAATTATTTGAGCGTAGCAGGTAAGCCAGTAGAATATGACAAAGTAGCAGACAATATCATCAGAATATATCCAAAATCTGATGTAAATACTACAGCTGGTATCACTTACTACTTCCAGAGAGCACCATCATATTTTACAGCTTCAGATACAACCAAAGAGCCTGGCATTCCTGCATCACTTCATAGAGGATTTGTAGTAAAATCAGCCTATGACATCGCCCTAGCTTTGGGACTACCAAACGTCAATATACTAGCGCAAGAAGCAGAGAGAGAATGGCAGGAGGTAGTAAAAGAGTTTAAAGTACGAACAGCAGGTGATAAAGCTCTTATTTTAGAAACAGAGTATTTGGATTCAAGATAAAATGATAACAAACATTACAAAACCTACGACTTCAGTGGAAAACCTAACCAAAGTAAATATTGGGGAGGTTTTGGACACTGCTTTATTAACTTGGGCAACTGAGACAAGAACTTGGAATGCGACAGTATCAATTATTAGTAACCTAGCAAGGCAATCTAGTAGCGTAACTAACGTGGCTAAACCAGCATAATATGCCAACAGGAATTTATACAAGAATATATAAGAACCCCAAAGGAATACGTACTAACACAGGTAGGACGCATTTTCAGACGGGTCACATCCCTGCAAATAAAGGCATTAAAAGACCTGGAATTGGTGGTGTTAAAAAAGGGAATATTCCGTGGAATAAGGGAATCAAATCTCCCTATATTGTTTGGAATAAAGGAACAGCTAAACCTAAAATAAAAAGAACAAAAGAAGAAACCAGAAAAGCGTTAAGTTTATCTCATCTAGGAAAAATGACAGGTTCATTAAATCATAACTGGAAAGGTGGTGTAACCCCAATTCATAATAAAATCCGTGCAAGCATAGAATACAAATTATGGAATCAAGCAGTTTACGCTAGAGATGGATATACTTGCCAAAAAACTGGCATTAAGGGTGGAAAATTAGTATCACACCATATTCTTAACTTTTCCTCTCATACTGAATTACGTTTCGCTATAGATAATGGGATAACTCTTTCACGAGAATCCCACGAAGAATTTCATAAGATATATGGCAAGAAAAATAATAGTCGCAAGCAATTAGAAGAATTTTTAAACAGTAAATAATATGGCAACGGTAATCACAACAATAGCAGGTACAGATGTAATTTCTACATCAAGGACAACAATAAATTCTAATTTTAGTTCTATTTTGGCAGAGAAAATTGAGCTTGATTATCTTTCAACAGATACAACGTTAGCAGCAAACAGTGACACTAAAATTGCTACTCAAAAAGCAGTGAAGACATATATCGACACTTCAGGTGGTGCTAACGCTAGTGAAACTATAAGAGGTATCGTAGAAGAGGCTTCGGATGCCGAAGTCACAGCAGGAACAGCCACAGGTGCTACTGGAGCTAAGCTCTTTGTAACACCTGCGAAGTTGGCGACTAGATTGACTTCAGTTAATGCAGATGTGCAGATTTTCACAACCGATGGAACTTGGACAAAACCAACTGGAGCAAAAGTTATAGAAGTTATTTGTATAGGAGCTGGTGGTGGGGGTGGTACTGGAAGGAGTGGAGATAGTACAGCAACAGGTGGTGGCGGAGGAGCTGGTGGAGCATATGCTAAAAAAATAATGAGAGCAAGTGATGTAGGTGCAACGGTTGCAATTACTGTAGGGGCCGCAGGAGCGTCAGGGGTTCCGAGTGCTGGTAGTGGTGGAGTTGGTGGAAATTCTTCTTTTGATACTCATTTGACTGCTTATGGT